GTCTTGTTATTTAAAATAAGCAACAATGCAGGATTCTTAATCATTTTGGCTACTGCATCTTGTGTAAAGAAAGAGGATGGAGCCACGTTCCAGTTTCCAGTTGTTCCAGGTCTGTAATTAAGAGTAGAACAAGCACCACCAGTCCACTCATAAAACCAAGCATCAACAGCATATGACTTTCCACCAGTGAAGGAGAACAAGCCAGTAGAGTTTGCTCCACAGCCTTTTAGCGACCAGTCATTGATTACTGTTTGACCGTTGATTGTCATATAGAAACCATCGTCAGCAGGAGCCTGAAAATAAACTTTTGTGGTAGTTGGATATGTAATGTAGCCTTTGTAGTGAATCATAATGTATTCAGAACCACAACCAAGAATGTCTCCACCGCCCCAATCAGCATTAATATTAGGCAAAGTAGTAGTTTTACACTTAGTGTAAGTGGTGTCAGACCTTGATGGTGGATTTCCAAAACGATTAATACCAGTATAAACATCTACCTTAAGACCAGGTGTACCACCAGAACCACCATCATTAATTAATTGAGTATCGTAGTCTACCTGTGCCTGATTCATTTGAACCTGTGCATTATCAGCATTGGCTTGTGCATTAGCGTAGTCCAGATATGTGCTATCTACAATATCAGCAGCATTGTTTAGTTGTTCTATTGCGTTAGCAACCTTACCCTCAGCAACCCTGACCTCATCATTATACCAAGAATCATAATCGCCCTTCTTTAAAGAATATTCATTAGCGGCTGCATCAAGGGCATCCTGTGCTTCAGTAGCAGCAGTCTGGGCTTCATTAATTAAATTAGCCTGTTCGTTAGATGAGTTCATCCAACTATTAAGATTGGTTTGGGCATTATTCAATTGATTTTGTAGGTCATTGATTTTAGCCTGTGCAGCAGACACCTGTTGATTATACTCATCAGTTGTGGTTGCAAACGCTGCTGGTGCAGCAAGCATAAATGATAGGGATGCTACTATTCCTACCACGATTTTTAGGGGGTTTTTCATGGGGTTCTCCTTTGTCAGGAATGTCTGACAAGACTATTATACCATTTTATTCATAAGATAGATTTTGATTTTGCTTGTTGGGAGCCATGCGACTTTGATTTTGATAACGACCAACACTCATTCTTTTCTGGCTACGCAATAAGTTTCTCGGTCTTCGTAAGCGTAGATGCTCACTTTCCCGATGATGAAACGGTATTACGTTTTTAGCCATGTTGCTCCATGGTCTAATTATATCATTACATTATGTTGATATTAAATTGTTTGAAATAAGCATCAAGGTCTTTTTGTTCTGGTCTATTCTTTTCTACAATGCTACGTTTATCAAATTCGTGCATTTCTTCCGTCTTCTTTCTATCACGGAATGTATGAATTTCTACCATTTGATTTAGGTCTTTAGGAGTATGGGAAATGGCACCAAAGATAGCACCACAAACAGCATCTGCAAGGTCTTTAGAAGATTTACGAGGGTGGTCTACACGATTACCTTTCATAATTTTAAGTTCTGTAAGTTCTTCATATAGTAGTTCTATGGCTGGCATAGCAAGACGTTCTTCATAAACAAGCATAGCCATATCTTCATAATGTTTCTTAGCAACAGAAACAGTTTCGGTACGAATACCAACTTGTTTTAGTTCATTTTGGATATCAAATGACTGCCAGCGGTCAAAAGAAACCATGCCAATGTCGAAACCTTGTCTGCGTAGATTCTGAATCCATTGTTTAACCTCTGAAAGATTTACAGGACCCTCTACCTTTGGTTCCCAATATACTACTGCATCTACTACTACCACAGGTGCCACTTGTTGATAATCTTTGACTACCTGAATATTTACCCATTTCTCAACGTGAGCAATAGCCACAGCACATTTATCGTGACGTTGTGCAAGGTCAGCATGAACAAAATATTTCTTGTCTGGGTCTGGTTTAAATGTTTCATCAAATCTCTTAGAGTTATCAATAGGGTTTCTGATAGTCATACAGGCACGAACCTTTTCTGTTTGTTTAAAGAAAGCATCAGACATATAGGTTGGGATACAGGCAAAACGTTGCATAGCATCTCCAAGGTCTGTATAAAAGGCTAATTTAAAATCATCAATTTTACGAGTAGGATTTACCACCCATGTTGGTCTTTTGATAGCAAACATTCCTGGAAACTTGTAAGCCAAGATGTTGTCCTCTTCCCACTCAATTTCAAGACTGTTTCCTTCTGTGTCTTCTGGTAAGTCAGGGTTCATAATAAACTTATGTTTCTTTACGATTACTTCTTTGTCTGCTATTACAGAGTCATATTTCTGGCTGATAAAGTCTCCAGGATAGCGTGGAAAGGATAGCAGGGCTACCTTACCTAAATCTGGGAAACGACTGTCTACGGAGGCACGGAAGGCTTTATAGATGTTATCTGCAGTCTTTCCTTGCTCATTGCCAGTATTAACTTCACTAGCAAAACCAGAAATCTCATCCAGAACTGCTAGAATAAGGTTTAGACCTTCGTGAGATTCACGCTCAGAGTGACCAGAATAAACAGTAATAGCATTATTAAACTCAATGCTATCTACCTTTGCGTAATACTTTCCAGCAAACCAAGGGGAACGCTCAATCTTATTCTTGAATCCCTTAAAGAAAACGTTTTTAGCCTGTTGTGCGTTAACAGCAATGTTGATGATATCGATAGCATCACCAGTAGGTTTACCAAAATAGCGAGCAGGGTCTTTAAGACAAAGTAATTTATAAACAATATAGGAACAAGCAACAGTAGAAACAAAGTCTTTACCAGAACCCTTACCAAGTTGTAGGATAACTTCATTCTTAGTATACTTATTATAGTATCTGCGACCTTCTTCTTCCCCCAAAAGTTCGACAACTTCTTCTAATCTATAGATTTGGGACATTGCTTCGACAATATCGTACTGTATTTGAGATAGTGGTGGTTGTGCAAGATAGTCCTCACCTTCAACAAATGTTTTTACATCTACTGGATTCTCTGCAAATACATTACTCTTTAGGACTTCAAAGAAGTCATTGAACATTGACAATTGTAATTACCTCTTGCTCTTTAGATACCTGTGATAGTCTTCTCATAATCTCGTCACGAATTTGTGGATACTCACTAGCAATATCTCTAAGAATGCCAACAAGAATATCTTGCCTACGTTCAATTTCTAGCATTTCTTCTGCAAGTTCTTTGTTCTCTAGAAGACCTGCCTTTTGTAGCATGTCTATACGCTTGCTTTCAATATCCATAACTAGTTTAATTGCAGCAGTTTTAGCACCTAAATTAGCAACAGTGGTTGCATCATCCATAACTTCATATGCTTTACTAATTAGTTTATTATAGTGAGTATCTGCACCTACAAGGGCTTCTTTGGCACGAGCACGAATGGCAGCGTTATCAGAAGCCATCACACGCCACTGATTAATGTGGGCAACTACCTTCTGTCTTGGCAATGCAAGTTCTTTAGAAATTTGAGTAGGTTCTTCACCTTGGAGATATTTCTCTACTACCTTGTTCATCTCATCGAGATGTTCAACTGTTAAATCTTCAATCGTCATTTTTCTTTCGCTTTCCTCGTTTTGTTGGTATACGCTTTACTCTTTCTGGAGCATAGGAACGATACCCACCCAAAGACTTCTTGTGTACATCAAAACAATCTACCCAAACCTTACCATTTTCAGTATTGGTCACAACAGCATCAAACTTAAATTTGCCACCGTGTTCTCCCTCTATCTTAATGATATCACCTTGAACGATAGTAAAATTGCCAATTTGCAATTGATACTCTCTACTAAATTTAGTTTGTCCTGGTTTTACTGATTTTACTTTTTTCATCTCTTTGACTTCCTTAATTTAAACTTGGCTAAATAAACATAGATAGTTTCTACGCTAGTACCACATTCCAAGGCAATCTGCTCTGGAGTTTTCTTATCTACATGGAATCTTTTACGAAGCCATGCTTCGTTGGTGTAAAACTTATTAGCCATTAGTATCCAAACGCCTTGTCCCAATTCTTCAAAGCCCAATGCCCAATAGCACATGCATCTGCAACATCGTCATCCTCTAACTGCTTATCATAATTTATATTAACAAAGTTAATTGTTCTTTGCTTTCGAATATTTCGTTCTTCATTCTTAAACCAAGAAACTGATTTGCCTGGATTCTTTTTTTGAATCTCATGCTTTTCTTCTTTAGTTAGTTTCTTATTGCCAATAAAATTTTGCCATGTCATAGGCGAAACTGAACCAATCTTCTTTACCCCAGACATAGAAGCAGCCCCAAGAAGTGCTCCCTGGACCATAGCCAGTTGTGCAGCAGTCTTAGGACTGTTCATAAATACTGTATGTTCGATAATGATGGTATCAAAATCAAATTTATCAAAGAAGGCTTTGGTTTTCTTAGCAGCATCCATAACTTTGTCATATGTCTGCAAACCTTCAAACTTAATCTTTCCACAAGCAACAATCTTATTATCCTCAAAGATAGCAAATGCTAGGCTATTTGTACTAGCGTCAATGGCACAGAAACGTTTTGGTTTTTTATTCAAGTTTAGTTTTACCACTTAGGATATCCTTAATCTCTTTAAGAGTGTCTTTAACAGCATCTGGATTTACCTCGCAAGATTGACAAATTGCTTCTTCTGTATATCTTGAAAGTTGTTTATTGCAAGACTTACAAAGCCTAATTTTGCCAGCACGTTTTTTAACTTTATCTTTTAGATATTTTTG